CGTAAACTATTTGAATGATGTTTATCTGTGCGAATAAGAATTGGAATAAAATTATTATTTTCAAAATAACATTCAGTAATACATTCATTTTTATAATTCTCTAATTTTTTACATGTATCAATAAATATTTTACCATTTTCATCATTATAATTTATTTTTGCAAATAATGTAATATTTTTTAAATGATAAACATAAGCTTCTAAATTTTTATTTTCTTCTTTAATTAAAAAATCAAATGAATGTTTATTTAAAGGTTTCCATTTAAATAATGAATATTGTGTACCAGACATTACAGATAAATTATTTGGCATAAAAATAATCCCATCATTATTATTATTAATATTATATTCATTTTTAATAAAATTATCAAAATCTGTATATTTATAAAATTTTTTAATTTTAATAATTAACACTTCATTATTCATTATATTTTTTAAATTATCTGATACAATTGATAATCGTTTATCATGATACATATTTCGAATTTTAATACCATTAATTAATACGGAGTCGTGAATAATATATTCATTATTACATAATTCTCCATCTAATAAAGTTTTATTAATATATAAATCATCATTATTTAAATTTAAATCAATAGAAAAAAATTCTAATGATCTATTAATTAAAATAGAAGAATTATTATTTAAATTATCTTTAATAAGAAATAATAAATATCTAATACCATCTAATTTTAGTCCAATATTATAATTATACTGAGTTAACTTTACAATATCTTTTTTTTCAATTGATACTGGTTGAGGAGCTGGATAAGTATCTAAACCGCGATTTTTATAATTATAATTATAATTAATTTGTTTTAATAAGAACTGATAAAAAGATGATGTATTATCAATTTTTTTCATATTAATTTGATTACTCATAATTTATTACTTAATACTTATATATACAATTAAACTTTAAGTATTTTAAAATTTGTAAAAATACTTAAGGTTTAATTTAATATAAATTATAATTTAATGCCTATATATAATATAAATGGTAAATCTTTATTATTATTAAATTCATTAATAGATTTTTATAAAAAAAATATGAATATATTTACATGTATTTTGATTCATAAAAATACAATATCGTTACGAATATTAGATTGGTTGGTTACAAATTACGCAAAAAAATATAATATTATTTATAAAACAAATAATAAACATTTTAATATTTATTTAGATTATAAAAATCAATTAAAAGCATATTCAAAAAAATTATTTGATCCATTTTGTAGAAGAGAAAGAATAAAATTAAATATTAAATCATTTAAATGGGAAATAACAGATAATAAAAAAAATGATGATGATAATATTATTACAACAGTTGGACAATTAAATTTTTTTAAATGGTTTATTGAAAATAATATTTTAAATTATGCAATTGAAAATATAATTAGTATAGATAAAGATATGACAGAAACATTAAAAAACAGTAAAGAAATAAATAAAAGAAAAGAATTATCAAAAAACTCAACAAAATCTATATATTCATATAATAATGAATCAATTATAAATTTTAATTAATATTATTTATATTACTTAAGAATAATAGATATATTAAAGTAAATGAATACTTTTCATAAATGGTTACAGAATACAAATTCTTTTATAACTAAAGATTCTGATATAAAACAAACACATTTATTATTAAATGGTGGAAAATTAAATATTAAAAATTTAGATATTTGTTATGATATTTATTCAAAAAGTATAGATAAAAATGAATATATTTATTTAGTTGAATGTAGAACAGAAGTATTTCCATTATTTTTTGATTTAGATTTTTTATTGGAAAAAGAAATGAATAATGAATTATTTATTGAAATTATTAAAAATATTAATGATACAATTAAATTATATTATAATGAATATTATAAATGTATTATTACAACAGCTGATTATAAAAAAATCCATAAAAATGAAAATAATTATCTAAAAAAAGGATTTCATATACATTGGCCTGATATTTATGTAAATAAAGAAAATGCATTTAATATTAGAAATTCTTGTATAACAAAATTAAAAACGATTTATGGTAATATATTTATTAATAATTTTAATGACATTATTGATCAAAGTGTATTTACTTCAAGCGGTTTAAGATTAACTGGTTCAAGAAAGGGGCAATATATATCGGAAGAAAAAAAATTTATAGATGAAGGTAGACCATATTATTTAGTATATATACTTATAAATAATGTAATTAATAATGAAGAAATTAATTTATTAAAAAATAACACTTTGGAATTAATTAAACAAACAAGTATAATTAATCATGAAAATAAAATTACAAATATTAATAAAATTGAACAAATTGATAATATAGATAATGAGTGTGAAATAAAATTAGAAAATACATGGAATAGATTATCTAAAGATACAATTGAATATACTGAAATACTTAGATTTTTTAAAAATTATGTAAAAGATTATTGTGTAGATGATATTAAAAGAATATTTTATTTAAATGATGTTTATACAATTTGGAGTAAAAGTAAATACTGTTTAAATATTTCCAGAAATCACAATTCTTGTGGAATATATTTTAAATTAAATAAAAATGGAATTTGTCAAAAATGTTTTTGTAAATGTGATACAATGGAAGGTAGAAAATACGGGTATTGTAGAGATTTTTCTAGTACATTAGTACCATGTACACCACATTTAATTAAATTGTTAAATTTTAAAAAAAATAATGATAATAATTTAATTAAAGCACAAATAAGTTCAATATCAAGTTTAGATGATTTTAGAAATAATTTATATAATACATTTACAAATAAAACACCGATAAGACAAAAAAAAAATTAATAAGTACATTTAATAAGTACATTTAAATACAATTGTTAAAATAACTAATATTAATGCTGATAATATTAAACCAATAAAATTAATATTATTATCTGTTGATGTAAATGGTAGATACTGTTTTAAAATATTTTTAAAAAATGGTGTTGATAAAAACACAAATAAAATTATCATTATTAATATTTCTTTTTGATTTACATTTTTAATTTTTTCAATTATAGTTTTATTTTTTTCTTTTTGATTTAATTGATTTTTCTTTTCTTGTTCTTGTTGTTGTAAATAAAAATTTAATTTATTTATTGTATTTTGTTGTTGTTGAATTGTTTCTTGCATTTGCATTTGTTGTTGTTGTTCTTGAATACCAACATTTAAAACTTCTGTTGGTTTACCAGGTTCTGAATTTGTATTATTTTGTTTTTCAAATTCTTTATGAGGAAATTCGGAAGCAGTTGAAGGAGTTGAAGGAGTTGAAGGATTATTCATTAATGATGAAATTGAATCACTGTATTCATTATTGTTTTCCATTATTAATTTAAATTAATTTAATTTTCATTTTTTTAACACAAATTAATTTAATTTAATTTAATTTAATTTATTCGGAATTTATTTTGTTTTTTTTTTCTTTTCTTATAATATAATAAAAAATGGGAGGAGGTTTAATGCAGCTAGTCGCCTACGGCGCTCAAGACATCTATTTAACTGGTAATCCACAGATTACATTCTTTAAAGTAGTATACCGTCGTCATACTAATTTTGCCATGGAAAATATTCAACAGACATTTTCAGGAAACCCAGAATTTGGTAAAAGAGCTACCGCAATCGTTTCACGTAATGGTGATTTAATTAATTCCGCATACTTACAGGTCGATCTACCTTCATTAAGCAGTGACCTTTGGGAATTAACAAATACTAGTCTCAGTGGTTCAGACATGGACTCATCTGATTATCAATTATGCTGGACTAATTACGTTGGTTTAGCCATGATTCATCATGTAACTGTTGAAATTGGTGGTCAAGAAATTGATAAACACTACGGACATTGGATGTATGTATGGCAGGAACTAACAATGACTGCTGAAAAATCCCAGGGGTACAAACGTATGGTTGGTGGTTATGACGGGTCAGCATTTTTATTACGTGATAATGCCTTAACACCACAACAGCTACATGTTCCATTAGATTTCTGGTTTAATATTAATGCTGGACTCTCTCTACCCCTAATCGCTCTACAGTATCATGAAGTTAAACTAATCTTCCAGTTCCGTGATTTCCGTGAACTTGTTGTATTAGTTGACCATAACGGTGAACAGGTTCTATCTGGTGACTGGACTTTCAAAAGTGGTGTTGCCCGCCCACAACCATTAGTTGAATTATTCATTGATTATATTTATCTAGACACTGATGAACGCCGCCGATTCGCCCAGATGTCCCATGAATATCTAATTGAACAGGTTCAGCACAATGAAACATCTGTTGATTTAACCAAAGGTGGTGTATTATCTCAACGATTAACATTCAATCATCCTTGCAAAGAATTAGTATGGTTTTTCGTTCGTCGGGATAATCAGGAAAATAACGACCATTTCAATTTCTCCAACTCCACCCCAGGTAATGAGAAATTAGGTCCTGATATGTTAAAAACTACTGCTCTAAGACTAAATGGTCACTATCGTTTCAACCCAAAACGTGGTCCACTTTTCTTCCGTCAGTGGCAGCCATTCATCCATCACACTCGTATCCCAGATTCTAATTTATATTGCTATTCTTTCGCCCTCCGCCCAGAAGAACACCAGCCATCTGGTACTTGCAATTTCTCCCGTATTGATAATACCATCTTAGAATTTGAAATGAATACTGATTCAGTTATCCAGTCTCCAGTCGTCCAGACCACTCAGTTCGCGCCTTCCCCATCCGCTTTATTGACTGTATATGCTCGTAACTACAATGTTCTACGAATTATGTCTGGTATGGGTGGTTTAGCTTACAGTAATTAAATTAATTAATTTAATTAAAAAAAAACAATAAAAAAATAAACAATAAAAAATAAACAATAAAAATAAATTAAAAACTCAATTTAATTAAGTTTTTAATTTATTTTTTAAATATATTAATATGTAATATGAAAAATATATATTTAACAAGACATGGAGAATCTGAATATAATTTACTTAATAAAATTGGAGGAAATTCTAATTTATCTGAAAAAGGTAAATTATATTCTAAAAAGCTAGGTAATTATATAAATAATTTACAGTTAAATACACCAGTTTATACTAGCACATTAATTAGAACAATTAATACAG